AAACCTCTTGGTCTGAGTCAAGAACAGCTTCCTTGATCATCAGATATGCGTCTTTAGCTTGGCCCTTCGCTACAAGTTCTGTACACGACTGAGCCATCTCACGCAAAAACTCTTTGTCTTCTTCTGGCAGGTCATCACCAATGCCACCTTTTGGAGTCACGATAGGCGCATCACCCTTACGACCTGTTGTAGCGTCTAACGCATCATGCTCAACAATCTCAAGCGCTGCAACCCACAAATAGCGGCGCAGGTATGTTTGTACTGCCCCAAGGTTTTGGACCTCATGACAGCCCTTTAAAGCAGCCGTAGACATGGGTGTGTTGATAGCAATGTTCTCTTCTGGCTTGTCAGTGTTGAAAATCAACATGGTGGCAAATTCATTACCAAAGCTGATGACAGATGTCAGGCCAACTTCATGGAAGATTTGCAGTGCAGGAATGATGAAGTCACCCAGCTCGAAGTAGTAGTAGTTGGCAAACTTGTTGTGACCAGACTTCTTGAGCTTCTGTGAGTGAAACTGATCTCGTGCTGCGTTGAGTTTTTGATAGACGTTCATTTGTTTACCTTTTCAAATCCGATGTCAAATTCTTGGTTGATGATTTCATCTTGGCTTGCTTTGTCCAGCTCACCAAATGTGCGCCATGCGCGTTGGTCACAGTCACAGCCTCCGCTGCTTTCAAGGACTAAACAGCAAGAGCAATACCTGTTGTCGCTGTCTTCAAACTCAGCAATGATTGTTTCGTAAAAGCCTTTAGATTTCATTGGATTCCCTTTGCAATATATTTTCCAAGCGTTCAATTGTTCTATCGCGCACCAAGTTGATGATGTTTGTGCCATCGACAGTTTGAATCTGGTCAATGGAGAACATGTTCTCGTAGATGCGGTGGTAGAGGAGGATTAGTTTGATGTCATCAAACTTGATGTGACGCACATACTGACCTGTCTTTAGGTTCCATGTGGTGAAGTTGTCTTGCCATTCCATTAGATTACTTTCATTGCGATTGAGAGAGCAATTATGCACAGGATTAGAGCAATCCAAACAACATAATTGTTATTAGCTGGAGCTTTGTAATACTCAATTCCAGACATGTATTCCATTGGGTAAGCTTCCCTGCGTGAGCGTGGAAAGCAGCGTGTTGTTGGGTTGATGTCAGTCAATGGCACTTTCATACTCCTCTCCAGCCAAGTCATCTTCAATTGCTTTGATGACATCAGCGTACTCTTCTGGTGTCAGCTCTTCAGTGATGTCTACCTCATTGCCAAACTCGTCTTGGCAGGTTGCAGTGATCTCATAGTCAACTGGCAAGCCAACAGAGTCATCGCCGTCAATGATGTCGTACTCAACATCAACATCGCAGTAGTCGCCTAAAAAGGCAATGTGTGTGTAAAAGCTCATGCTGCCACCTGCTCACGGAGTTTGTTGATTTCTCGGATGATGTCTGTCAATGTTTTGCAGTCCATATCGCACCACTCATTGATCTGCTGAACAGCTAGGTTCAAACCATCGCTGTGTCCTTGTTGCCAAGCTTCAATCTTGTTCATTTAATTACCTTTCATTGAATGCGCCAGTTGTTGGCGTAGAAGTAATGTACATCAACTTTGACTATGTACAACAACTATATTTCTATCAAAGTTACGTTTTCAATAGATAAACTTAATGAACTTCTAGTCAGTTTTAGTTTACTATAGAGTCTTCATTAACTGGAGAACTTATGAAAATCGAAGACTTAGAAAAGCACATGACTTGCTACGGCATTGCAAAGCTGTTGGGTGTTACGCCAACTTCTGTTTACCAATGGAAGAAGACAGGCAAGATTCCTCCTTTGCGAGTCTATGAGCTGAAAGAGAAAAAGCCTGAGTGGTTCAAGGGAGAGTGATATGAAATACATGATTGGTTTCCCTATCTCTTGGTTGGTGGTCTACCTCATGTTTTCGTTCATCACTATGAGCTTTAGCCCTTCAGATTGGACCGAAAACTACCGCATCCTGTGCGCTGTGTTCGGTATGGTTTGGGGTGGAGCTTGTTCTTACCGCATCAGTCAGGATTGCAAATGGGCATTCTGATTGTTGCTCTAATCGTTGATTGGCTATTGGAGGACTTATGAGCAAAGGCAGCGCTAGACGCAAAGAGGACACGGAGAAGATTCGGTCCAATTGGGAAATTGCTTTTGGCAAGAAAGATGAGTATGCCAGCGAAGAGGAAACTCAAAGCTTTATTCAACCAGACACTAGAAGTCTTGCTGAAAAAACGCTAGATGACATGATGGTTGTTTATGGTGCTGATGAACAAGGTGCTGATGCAGAAAAGATTTTGCGTCAGATTGCAGTTAAATTAATTGAAGTGAGAATGAAATGAGTAGTTACGCAGAATTGGAAATGAAGGTCTTACAGTGGTAATTTGCAGAAAATAATGTGTACAATGATTTATCACATCACACCACAAGGAGATAGATGATGGGTCAGATTACACAGGAACGAATCAAAGAACTGTTTGATTATCAAGATGGGCAACTTATACGAAAAGTTGGGCGAGGTAAGAATGGCAGCATTTCTAGATGGAAGGCTGGTACTTCTCTTGGTCATATTGCTGATGCTGGCTATGTTTTAGCAAGTGTTGATTACAAACTGTATAAGTTGCACCGATTGATTTGGTTGTGGCATTTTGGTAGCTTTCCTAAAAATCATATCGACCACATTGATGGAAACCCATCAAACAATCGAATTGAAAATTTAAGGGAAGCAACAGATGCTCAGAACATGCAAAACCAAAGAAAAGCAAGGCGTAACAACAAGCTTGGATGGCAGGGTGTTTATCAGGTAAAGAGCAGATTTAGAGCTGTACTGACAACTGATGGCAAAACAAAACATCTTGGGTATTTCAAGACACCAGAAGAGGCTCATGCTTCTTACGTAGCTGCAAAGCGCAAAACACATGAATTTTCAACAATTTAAGGAAAAGCAATGTCCTCATATGCAGAACTAGAACTCAAAGTGCTTCGCTGGTCGGAGCAAAGGCAGATCGTGCCAAACAGCACACCACTTGCACAGACACGCAAGGCCCTAGAAGAGATTCAAGAGCTTTACGATGCCTTGGTTTTGGATGACCGCAACGAAGCCATTGACGCTGTTGGTGACACTATGGTGTGCCTGATTAACGTCTGTGCCTTGATGGATGTCAACCTAACTGACTGCCTTGAAGCTGCCTATCACCAAATCAAAGATCGCCGTGGCTACATGAATGCCGAAGGTATCTTTGTAAAGGAGCAGTGATGTCAACATGCGCTAAATGCAGACATTTACCGGGTGGAATCCATAACTTTCATACAGAACCATGTGGAAGTTGCTTTAACTATGTGAATTTTGAGGCCAAAGAAACGCCTTTAACGAAGCAAGAAGGTGGTCAACACTACAAAGACAAGGCTATCCAGCCTATTGTCTACATCCATGCCAACAAGCTTGGATTCTGCGAAGGTAATGTAGTCAAGTACATCACCCGTCACAAAGAAAAGAATGGTGCAGAGGACATCCGTAAGGTAATCCACTACTGCGAATTGCTATTGGAATTGGAGTACAAAAATGAGCGTAGTTAATATCATCCTGACAGACAAAGAAGACGGCACTTTGGGTATCCGTATCGTTTCAGACGCACCTGATGACTCTGGTGCAAGCACTATTGCAAAGATGTTCATTGAGTTTGTAGGTCAACTACAAGCCCAAGAACAGGCTCCAAAAATCATTACAGGGGAATAGCATGGGACAGATTATTGGATTGCTTTGTTTTGCAGCTTGGCTGACTCACATCTTCACTTGCTTTGCTCAAGGCTTTTGGGGCTTCTTGGTGGCTGGCGCTATCTTTTTCCCCATTGGAATTTTGCACGGGTTCTACCTGTGGGTGAATTAATGTGATATAGTAGTTTGAAACACGGCTAGGAATGGCCTGATCTCCATTCCGAAAAGAGTTACTCCCTCTCCTGCCGCTTGTTTCTTTCATAGGGAGCCTAAAAGGCGAGAGTAATGCACTATTACCAATTCCACATTGGTGACTACATCAGTCACACGATTCATCTTTCCCTTGAGGAAGATTTGGCATATCGGCGTTTGCTTGATATGTACTATGACACTGAACAACCAATACCCAACAATATCCCACTGGTTTCCCGTAGGTTACGTCTGGGTTCTGATGTTGTGCAATCTGTTCTGGATGAGTTCTTCGTTGCCTCTGATGAGGGGTACAAAAACCTACGCGCAGACCTCGAAATTCGTGAATATCATGCGTTTATTGAGAAGCAGCGAAACAACGGGAAGCTAGGTGGTAGGCCAAAGAAAACCCAACGGAAACCCACCGCTAGCCCAGACCAAAGCCAAAAAAAGCCTAACCAAGAACCAGTAACCATAAACCATAAACCAAAGAATATAGCAACTGTCGTTGCATGTCCTCCAGATTTTGATGAATCACTTTGGAATGATTGGTTGAAGATTCGCAAGTCAAAGAAAGCGCCACTGACAGAAACTGCTTGGAAGCTTTTTGTGAACGAGACAGGTAAAGCTGGATGGACAATTGAAAACGCTATCCAAGAATGCTGCTTACGCAATTGGGCATCATTCAAAGCTGAGTGGGTTGCTGACAAACAACCGCAAGGCACATCTTTCCGTGAACGTGATGAAGCTGAGAAGCGCCGCAAGTGGGAAGAGATGACAGGCCGTAAGTGGCCTACCGAGAACAACACAACTTTCATAGAAGCAGAAACAAACTTTTTGGAGATCGGTCATGATTAATTTAAAAGCAATGGACCGACTGTTCGACAGGCTATCTTTGACCTACGGTAGCGCATGGTCACGCAAGTGGGATGGCTCACCAATCCAAGAAGTGAAGTCTATGTGGGCGCATGAGCTGTCATCCTATGCCAACCGTTTGGAAGACATTGCATGGGCTTTGGAGAACCTGCCAGAGAACTGCCCTAACGCCATTGAGTTCAAGAACCTATGCCGTAAAGCACCACGCATGGAAGCCCCGCTTCTACCTATGCCTAAAGCCAACCCTGAACGACTCAAGGCAGAGCTTGCCAAGCTGTATGAGCCAGCTAAGAAAGCTGCCATCCAGTATGAGACTACAGATGGACGGGAATGGGCTAGACGCATCATTGCCAGACATGACTCTGGTGACAAGATCAACGCAGTGACGTTGCGCTTTGCTCGTGAGGCACTCAAATGATCAAAGTGTTGCCTATAAAAGCAGAAGAGACAGAGCCTTGGTTGCTCAAGAAGCACTATGCCAGACGCATGTGTCCCATCAGTTTCGCTTTTGGAGCGTACAGAGATGGAATCTTGATTGGCGTGGTCACATACGGAGTGTCTGCCAGCAGCACATTGAGACAAGGTGTTTGCGGTAAAAAGTGGACTGACTATGTTTTTGAGTTGAACCGACTTTGTTGTGCAAATGAAAAGAACTTGGCTTCCGAGCTGGTGGCTAAGTCGATGCAGATGCTGCCAAAGCCAACAGTCGTTGTTTCATACGCAGACACTGAGCAGGGGCATGTAGGCTATGTATATCAAGCCACCAACTTTTTGTACACAGGGCTTAGTTCAAAGTTCAAAGACCCAAAAGTCAAAGGACTAGAACATCAGCATCATGCAACCTACGCTCATGGCCTGTCAAACGCTCAAGTGATTGAGAAATATGGAGAGGACAACGTGTACTTTGTGGAGAGAGCAAGGAAGCACAGGTATGTTTACTTTGTTGGCAGCAAGACACAAAAGAAGCACATGGCTAGTGACTTGACCTACAAAGTTTTGCCATACCCAAAGGGAGATAGCAAACGCTATGACGCTGGTGGCAATGTAGCAACACAGGAGTTACTGTTCGCATGACAAATTATCAAGCCCACGCGATATTGAACCAAGTGAAGCTTGGGATGCACTTCACTGAAGCACAGGTACTGCAAGCTTTGTACGTCACTGGAGACTTGGACATACAAACCATTGCTCCAAGGACTTGTAAGTCAATCTACGCTAGGTCAACAGACTTAGGTGATTGTTTGAGTTGGTCGGAAGATTGGAAAAGAAAACGTAATTTAATTGAAGGAGTAAAGAAATGAGCAAACCACGTAAAAAATACAAACCCAAAGGCGTTCGTTTGGATGCTATGACATGGGTAATCTCTGGATTTAAGAAGGTAGCAGACGTACCAGACGCTGGCACTAAGCTGCTTCTACGCAACCACGTAGCCTTTGACGAGATTCGTGCTGGTCGAGGCGACAGAGAGCATGTTGATTTCTTGATTCACATGGTCAACATGGCAGAAGCCTTGGCAAACCTCCAGCTTGGTCGTGATTGGTTGCCAGAGATACATGAAGCCCAAGACGCTATCTATGCGATGGCCCAGCGTGGCATCAGTGGCAAGAAGTTCTTGTTCACAGGTGAAGAGATGGGCATTGTGCAGACCATCCTTGAGTTGCATGATGAACAACTGAGAAACTGCCCTGTTCGCACGATGGAAGAGGCTTTGGACCAGATCAACAAAGAGTACATCCATAACAAGATGCGCCGTATTGAACCAATGGAGGCAGCATGATGTACTTAGGCATAGACCCCGGCTACACAGGTGCTTGGGGCTTGATTGACCACAATGGCAAATACCAATCTTGTGGCGACATGTTGCACAACGAGAAGCACATTCTTTCCCGCGCTGTTTGGGCAGAGATGTGCCAAGCAATTGACCGACAGGATGTGGAAATCATCATTGAATCTGTTCATTCGATGCCGGGTCAAGGTGTCAGCTCCAGCTTTAAGTTTGGAATGGCCTTTGGAGCCGCTATAGCCATCACAGAGCGCTTTAATTGTCCTTGGCATCTGGTTACCCCTCAGAAGTGGAAAAAGGCTTTAAAACTCGATTCAGACAAGAACCATTCTTTAGAGCTGGCACGAGAGCTTTGGCCTAATGCACCACTGTCGCGTAAGAAAGACAATGGCAGGGCAGAGGCATTGTTGTTAGCGGAGTATTTGCGCCGTGAGCAACAGTAAGCACTTTGTCAATTGGGATGGCTTGGACTTCAAAGAGGAAGAGTCTGACTACAACAAGTACCACAGGAAGCCTGATCACTTCAAAGAAACTTTTGTTGGTCCACGGAACACTTGGGGTGGCGCTAGGCGTGGTGCTGGACGTAAGCCTTGGAAAAAAGTTGAAGAAAAATCACAAGATGGCTTGACTGTACAACTAAAACTGAATAACATACAGGTAATGTTACTTAAAGAAATGGGTAACGGAAGCTTGGACGCAGGTGTTCAGGCGTTAATAGAAAAGGAAATGTAATGAATGAATTGACGTTTGAAGAGTTTTGCTCTCAACCAATGCAACTTGTGTTGCACCTCAGTGCTGAAAAGGAACACTACCTTCACCGCCACGCGCCAACAGTAGGCGTAAGCAAGATTGTCATCACCAGAGTCAAAAAACATGGCGGGTTTGGTAAGTCATGCAGCACGTACCACTTAAAAGATGACAAGCGTGTCTTTACTGAGGCTGATCAAGTCTATGTAGCGTACATGGAGAAGGTTTGCGGGGTGAACAAATGAGTTGGCCTTTCCCTATCCATCCACCAGTACCGTGGACAAAGAAGCAAGAACAAGCGTATCAACAAGCGCAACGCGCACAACTGCCAGAGGCTCCGCTATGAACAAATTTGAAATGCAAACGCCACCAAATATGCTTGAGTTTCGCCACACAAGCGTGGCTAATGAATGGGTAATGCGTATCACGGCAGACAGACGCATTGAAGTTAATGAAGACGTTGAAGTGACTGAGGCTGCAAAGAAAGTCTTGGAAGCTATGCAACATATGTTGACACAACAACGCAGATGGGTTGGGTTGAGTGAGGAGCAAAAGCGCCAGCTTAACGAATCACTAAACCTGCAAGGACGCTACCCAATCATTGATGCTATTGAAGCCAAACTCAAGGAGAAAAACGGTGCGTAAACCCATAGGCATCACAGTCCCATATCGGGAGGTTGGCTACAAAGAGAAGGCAACCCTTGAGGAGCTTGAAAAGAAAATCAAAGCCCTTGAGAAACGTATTGAAAAACTAGAGAAGGAAAAGAAATGACCGAAGTAGAAGCACAAAAAGCCATTGATTTCATCCGAGACAATGCACCTAAGTTTGCCCAAGCAAAGGCAGAGCGCACATACATTGAAAACGCATTGAAGAGCAAGAAGGCCATTTTGATGGCTGATGCTGATGCCAGCTCTCTTGGTGCAAAAGAGATGTATGCCTATGCTCACCCTGACTACATGACGCTGCTGCAAGGCTTGAAGGCTGCTGTGGCAATCGAGGAAGAGATCAAGTGGATGATGGAAGCAGCCAAGCTGCGTTTCGAGCATTACAAGATTGAATGTTTTAACAACCGAGTAGAAGCAAGGGCAATGTCATGAGCGATATTTATTATTTATTGGTTGGCATGGGTCTTGGATTGACCATGCGAGTGGTCATAGCCTTGTTAGATGTAGCAGTGAAAGAGATTGAGAAACATGTACCGCGATCCTGATTTGTTACGCCTAGCCAAAGGCGAGAAATGTTTGCTTGAGTGCCATCCATACTGTGATGGTGATGAAGGCTCAACAACTGTGGCCTGTCATAGTAATGAGCTTGTACATGGCAAAGGCCGTGGCCTCAAGGCTGATGACTGCATGAGTGTGTGGGGTTGCTACAAGTGCCATACATGGTTGGACCAAGGCCCGATGTCAAAGACTGAAAAAAAGAAGCTGTTCGACAAGGCATGGTTCAAGCAAGTACACGAATGGTGGCTAATCGCAGATAATATGGCCTTGAAACCTTGGAAGGTAGAAGCTGCCTTACGGGTGCTAAACCACATTGGAGCGAAGAAATGAAAGAATCAGCCGACTTCCTGCTAACCCTGCTACATGCAGTGACCAACACACACCTGTTGCATTGGACAACCAAGAGCTATGCCGAGCATCAAGCTTTGGGTGCGTTCTACGAAGAGCTGTCAGAGTTGGTAGATGGCTTGGCTGAAACCCTGATGGGAAAATATGGGGCTACCCCTAGCTTTAAGGGGGGCTACTATGCCCAAGCAGCTAATGGCAAGGCAGAGCTTGAAGAGCTAAAAGAGTATGTTGAGACTCAGCGCATGAAATTGCCACAAGACAGCGAGATTCAAAACGAAGTGGACAACATCTCAAACTTGATCAACAAAACCTTGTTTCTTCTGCGTTTTCCTTGATTTAATTGGGTGGAACTTTGGCCTTCCTCAGAAATGGGGAGGGTCTTTTTTTTATAGGGGGTGGGGGTCAAAGTAGGTGGGGGGAGTTTTGGGTTTTTTGAAATCGAAAATCGTTTTTCCCGCATCGACCCCCATCAGCTTTACATAATTCGTCATTTCACCCCCTTGATTTGATTAAACGCTCACCTATAGCGTCAACGCGCCCCAAGCATATAACCCAGCTACTATGTGAAATAGTGCCTCAAAACGCGTTTTATAGCGTTTAGCCCTATATTTAACCCATAATCCCCAAGCATAAAGCCCCGATTAATTGATTGACGCATAAAACCCCAAGAAACCACGCGCACACGCTACCGCCTAGCGCCTAGCACTAACAAAACGCCCACGGCTTCGCATACTGGGAGACAATCCCAGCGCCCACGGCTTCGCCTAGCGCCTCCGCTATCTTTTCGGCGTGTTCATTCATTAGCGCACGGTTATGCGCTAAAAAATGAAAACAAAAAAGCCCCGTTAAGGGCTTAATATCGCGCTAACCACTCCCAGCTAATCCCAGCGCGTACCGCTTCGCCGCTATCAATTAAGCCGTTTATGTATGCGTCCCGCTCTTCCATAGTGGCGCACGTATGCACGGAGAAATAGCCCTTTTTTGGCCTATATGCTTGAATCCGATACATGTAAAACCCCTTATTTTTTAACTTTTTGAGCTTCTAGCACTTTTTCTAGCTCTTTTTTGTAGGCCGCTGGGTTAGCTTCGTAGGCTTTTTGTTGAGCCTTCCAATATGCGTTAGTAGCGTCCCAAGCTTTGCGAAAATCTTCGTTTTGTTGTGGCGTGTTATGCATGTTTAACCCCTTAAATTTGCTTGATTTTGATAATTTTTGACATTTTCACGCCGTGCGCTGGGTATGCGATAACGCTTACTGATTTATCCCAGCAAGCGCGGCAACCGTTACACGTACCGCCGTGGGCGTAAGCTTCGCAGAGCTTCATAGAATCGGAGGCATGCTCCGCCGTGGGTACGATAACGGAGCCGTGTAAGCCTTCCACGTATTCGCCCACAACGCTATCAGAAGAGAAGCGCACGGACACATTTTCTAAGCGCTGCATATCTTGCAAAACGCGCCGAAACTTGGGGAATTTATGCATTCTGGTAGGTAACCAAAATTTAACCCACGGAGCGCGGCGCATAACTTCTAAAATCTTCTCCGCTAACCCTAGCGCGTACATGTCGCCGCTATCAAAAAAACGGAAATAGCGCTCCGTATCAAGCGCCGCTACCATATCGTCAACCCAGTCTAAGCGCTCCCAGTCTTGACGGTTATGTAAGCGCGGAGCTTTAACCGTGGGAAAACGATAATTCCCCGTTGTTGCATAGCATCCGCTGCATGCGTCAACTAGGGAGCCGTCCCCATTCAATGAGCCGGGGCATGTATCAAGCGCTTGGAGACTCCACGATTTAATCCCGTCAAGTTTTGACGTTTTGCTAATCTTTACCATGTTATGCCCCTTTAGCCGATATGAATTACTTGGAAGTGAGAGCGCATAAAGTTAGCCGTATCGGATAGCTCCGCGCCTAGCAAGTTTCCCAAGATAGCGTTATAAATATCCCGCTTGGAGTGATAGAAGGCGGCGAAGCGCTCCCCTTCTTTAAAGTTTCGCCACTGATTTTGGGCGTGATTAGCTTCTATATCTGCCACTAAAGAATTATCCCTATAGTATTCTTTAAAGCCTTCTAAGTCATAATGGGCAATAAAGCCGCTGCATTGATAAAGAAAGTCATAACCCGTTTTATTGAGCTTCTCGATATTGCCGCATGCGGCTAGCACGTTTTTGATAATCAAAGCTTGCTTTTTAGTGTTGATAGCTTCCATGTCTTACCCCTTAGATATTTGCGTCAATGCATGCTTGCAGTTTCTTAACCAAAACGTGCGCGTGGTTTTCTAGTGCTTCGGCGCTCAATTCGCCCATGCACTCTTCGAAGTTTTTAGCTTCATCCGGCCCGATATAGTCAAGCAGTTTTTGCAAGGTTTCTTTGCTTACGGTTACGGTTTGCATGTTTAGCCCCTTATTTAGTCAAAACGCCGAAGCTTGCAAGCATTAAAGCAACCCAAGCCGAGAAGAGAAGCGCGGAGAGAATGAATTTAGTCATTGTTAGCCCCTTAAGCTTTAGCGAAGCGGATAGAAACCACGGGAGCCGATACGGATGTATGAGCGGCTATGAGTTGATATGACGGGTTAAGCTTACGCGCCACGGCTTCCCAGTTAGTGCGCTCAACTGGGTTAGCTTCTATAACCTTTGCATTGAATGAGAAGCCGCCGAAGTCTCCCGCGCCGTTAGCTTTAATGTGCGCTTTGAGTGCTTCTAATTGCTTCGTGAGTTGCTTAATTTCGGTATCAAGCGCTCCCGCTTCGTCAATGTATGCAGCAAGGGAAGGGGAAAGGGTGATTGTGTTCATGATTTACCTCATTAGATTAGATTGAATTTAAGGTTATGAGTTGTTAGCCCATGTGAGCGATTGTATAGCCTAAGCTCTATGTGTCAAGCACTAAATGCATAAATCATTAGACAGTGTTCTTATGTGCAACTTGAATTAATGGGTTTTCAAGATATAAGAGAAGAGAAAAGAAAAAGAGAGAAACCCGAAGCCGTGATTGTCTCCATGTATAGGGAAGAGAGAAGGGAAGAGAAGAGAGAAGAGCGGCGGCAATAGCTTCTATGCAACCCCAGCGAATCCCGCATAAATAAAGGGAACCCCCTTGACGTTGTTAGCTCTTCATATAGGGAGAGAGAGAAGAGAGACAGAAGGGGAAAAGAGAAGAGACACAACTAAAACAACTTTAAATGATCGGGCCCCAAACTTGGGATTAATTGGGGACAGGTCAACCCATTCAAACAATTAGGGACAGGTCAAAGCCCAGCACCCCCCTAGCCACACCCCCCCTAGCCACTTGGCTGAAGGCGCGGAGGGGTTGGCTTTAGACATAGGTAGAAGCGGGGCTTCCATGCGTGGTGCTTTACGGCATAGGTTCTTGAACTCAATGGCGTTAGGGCAGTTCTCTGGCAGGTTCTCCAAAGCCCATGCA